TTTCGATGTTCACGGAACCATATTACGACCAAACTACAAGTATGGAAATACGCCAAAAGATTTTTATCCTCACGCAAAAGAAACCTTGCAATACTTATGTAGCTTGCCAGACATTTGCATGATTCTTTATACTTGTTCACATCCACATGAGATTGAGGAATACGTAAAGCTCTTTAAAGACTGCGGTATAAGTTTTCATTATGTAAACGAAAACCCAGAAGTTTTAACTGAGGTTAACGGTTATGGATGTTACGATAAAAAACCATATGTAAATGTTTTGTTTGAAGACAAAGCTGGATTTGACCCAGAGACAGAATGGGAAATGGTTTTGAGATTGATGAAGGAAAAATATAATAACAAATAAAAAAAGCAATATGAAAAAAACAAACTTTTTAATGTTCATCGCTGTGTTATCAATGGTAATAATTAGCGGTTGTGCTCATTCACCTAATGTTACTGTAACGGTGCCAGATAGTACCCATATCTACGGATTTTGGGGTGGCACTTGGCACGGCATAATTTCTGGGTTTTCATTTATTGGAAGTCTTTTTGATGATTCAATAAGGGTTTACGCAATAAACAACAATGGTCATTGGTATGACTTTGGTTTTGTTGGTGGCCTGTTCTTTCTTTTAAGAATAATTGGAGGCATATTAAAAGGGTAATGAAAAAGAAAATTGCAGTATTTACTGGCGCTGGTATATCTAAAGAAAGCGGTATCATGACTTTCCGTGATGCTCAAGATGGTCTATGGTATAACTTTAATGTTGATGAAGTGGCAACGCCAGAAGGTTGGGTAAAAGACCGTGAAAAGGTTCTACGTTTTTATAATGAGCGTAGAAGCCAATTACCAACAGTCCAACCAAATGACGCTCATAAAGCATTGGTCGCTTTAGAAGAAGAATATGATGTAACCATAATCACGCAAAACGTTGATGATTTACACGAAAGAGCAGGGTCAACTAATATTATATATTTACATGGTGAGTTGACAAAAGCCAGAGGTCGTATGTATAATCACAAAGAAAGTCAATTGGACCAAATCTATGACATTGGTTACAAAGACATCAACTTAGGTGATAAATGTTCCGTAACTGGTTCACAGTTAAGGCCGCATATTGTATGGTTTGGTGAATATCCTTTTGGCATTCAAGAGGCTTATGCTGCGATATATAGAGCTGATATTCTTTTGATAGTTGGCACCAGTCTTCAAATTTCATATACTTTAGATATGCTTAACAATGTTAGGCGAGTTGGTACACCATGTGAAATTTATTACATAGACCCTAAACCAATGCACTATTTGGATAACTACGGGTTGAAAGTAAATTATATAGAAAAGACAGCAGTAGAAGGTGTTTCTGAAGTAGTAAATAATCTAATAATCCGTGTAATCGGAGACGATAAAAATGATTTAAAATGAGTGCGATAGTATTTGAATTAAAAGCAGAGCATGTAAAGCTATTGAAGCATTTACGTTGGAGTTTGAATGATGAAAACATAATCAGCGGTGTTGGTAAAGAAGAAGGAGATGTTGCCCCGCCATTTGGTGAGAATAGTATATATGAAGCTATTGATTTAATTTTAAACGGCAATAACAAAGAAATAGACATATTAACGCATGATGAATTTCCAGATTATACCGAGGAACAGAAATCTGCTTGGGATAAACTATATTCGGAATTACCAATGGCCCTTGACGTTGTTTTATATAATGGACACTTTGAATTGGGAACATATAAAACACGTTATCATTTACGTGATTGGAAAAAAGTAAAACAATAAGATGAATACATTTAAACTAATTTTAGCAGTAATTGCAGCATTATTCATTGTAATCATGCTGAAATCAATTATATTTGGTGTATACCTATTCTTATGGGTGATTAGGTTGATATTTGTTGCTATACCAATAGGTTTGATTATCTTTTTATTGATGAGTGCAGACAAAAAAGACTGATATGAAAATAGGAATTTATGCGGGGTCGTTTAATCCTTTTCACAAAGGACATTATAACATCCTAGAAAAAGCGGAAAAGATTTTCGATAATGTTATCATAGCCAGAGGTTATAACCCAGAAAAGAAAAATGAATTAGTAGCACTGCCTAATATCATTATGGATAGAACTGTAATGCAATACTCAGGGTTGCTAACTGATTTTATCAAAACTTTACCATACAAAAATATAACTGTAATCAGAGGATTAAGGAACTCAGTTGATTTGCAGTATGAAATGAACCAATACCGTTATTTGCAAGACCTAATGCCAAACATTCAATTGGTTAGCATATTTTGTGATAAAGAATACGAACACATTTCAAGTTCTGGTATTAGAACCTTATCTATTTTTGGTTCTGACAAAGTGAAAGATTATTTGTTAGGATAGTTTGGCAGTTTGAAATATTTTATATACCTTTGCATCACAAACATAAACAATGAGCAAACGAACAGAAAGTTACGCAATCGTAAAGAGAATGAAAGTCGGAGAAGGTTATCAGGATGTTTTACTGATAGATTCTCATTCAGAAATTTGGGAACTTGAGAATAAGGAAAGGGCTCAAGAAATAGCCGATATCCTAACCAAAAATTCAGATTCTGGTTGGACTTATTTTGTTAAAACAACAAAAAATATGCAACAATGATAGAATCACTTATTTTCGCTTTAGACGGGCGTGAAGATTTGGCGCTTGGTATTTACCAATATGGTAAACTAAACGCTTTAAACTTGCAAACAAACCTTGGTAAGTTAAATGAACAAAACTTTTCAGACGGTGAACTTTGCGTGGATTTTACAGACTCAGTTAGGGGTAAACGAGTTTATCTGTTAACAAGTCCAAACACCAGCGATGAAATCATAAAACTTCAATTAGCAATTGACGCTGCAAGACGTGCAGGTGCGAAAGAAATAATTCCAATTCTTCCATACTTTCCATACGCCAGACAAGATAAGAAAGACCAATCACGCGGTCCAATAGGTGCCAAAGTAATGGCCAACACAATGGAAGTGTGTGGAGCAACATCTATAATTACTTATGATTTACATGCAGACCAAATACAAGGTTTCTTTGATATTCCAGTAACACATATTGAAGGTAAAACAGTATTCGATGATTATATCGAATCAATATCTGATGAAGACACTATTTTGTGCGGACCAGACGCTGGTTCTGGTAAAAGGGTTAAGCGTTATAAAGAACACTTGGCTAAATACCATGACGTTCATCTAAACTATGTGATGATGGATAAGACGAGAACCAAAGCCAATGAAATTGATAAGATGGTTATCATTGGTGATGTTGTAGGTAAAAACGTTATTATTCTCGATGATATGGTCGATACCGCTGGTACGCTTTGTAAAGCGGCTGAAGTTCTTATGGAGAACGGGGCCAATACTGTAAGAGCAATAATAAGTCACGGTGTTTTATCTGGTAAAGCGTATGAAAATATTGGTAAATCAGTATTAAGTGAATTGGTTGTTAGTGATTCTTTACCAGTTAAAGAACATGAAAAGATAAAAACTGTTAGTGTTGCTAAACAGTTGGCAAAAGCAATATCAGCAACAAATAATCATTGGAGTTACGACACAATAAAAACAACGTAATGGATAAAAAATTTAGTTTTAAAGAGATTTTCCAATTAGCGTTGGTGTTGGGAATCGTTTATTTAGCAGCCAATGGCAAAGATGGTTGGGGATGGTTAACATTTGTTTTATTATTAACACTTTAATATGGGAAAAGGAAAAGATTTAGGGGATAGAATGAAGGAATATGAAGCATGTTATGATGTGCGTGTTCCAGCCAGAGGTTATGTAATTGTAAGACTTGATGGTAAAGGCTTCAGCAAATATACCCGTATGTTTGATAAACCATTTGACGATTCATTGTCAAATGTTATGGATGCGGCTACGGTTGAATTATGTAAGTATTTAAACCCTAAGTTTGCATACACACAATCTGACGAAATCAGCCTTATGTTTACAGACATAGAGAATATCGATTCTGAACTTATCTTTGATGGGAAGGTACAGAAGCTTTGCAGTATATCTGCATCCAAGGTAACAGCTGCATTCAATAAGAATATGCTTAAAATGTTAGCATTAAACACACCATGTGAAACATTGGTAGCAAATATTCTCAGCGGTGAACTACCACAAATTGATGCGGTATTTGATTCTCGTGTGTTTATTATTCCAGACTTCCGTGAAGTATCAAACTACTTCATTTGGAGACAGCAAGATTGTACTCGTAACAGTGTGAGTATGGCCGCAAGCGCCAATTTCTCTCACAAATCACTTGAAGGCAAATCAAGCAGTGAGAAACAAGAGATGCTATTCAATGAGAAGGGTATAAATTGGAACGACTACAAACCAAAGTATAAGA